TCGATGCGCATCGTAGAAATCAGCCGCCCCAACGGCGGCATCATCCACCTGCCGGGGCGGCTGCTCGCGCTCCTGCTGTTCGCCTTCGCGCTCGCGCTGCCGGCCGCGGCGCAGGGCAAGGGAGGACTCGTGAACCTCCCCGGTGGTGGAGCGGCGGTGGCGGCCTTCGCCACGGTCCCCACGACTATCGGCGACGTGACCGGCGCGTGGCTCTTCTTCGGTGAAGAAGACCACATCCGCGCTGAGTTCCGCGACGCTCAGGGCACCGTCCTGCACGCGATCAACTCCGCCGACAAGGACCAGTCGCTGGTCACCAAGTGGCCCGACCGCAACAACCCGAAGATCATCCACGAGGTGGTCACCACCTACGGCGGCCGGACCAACGGCGCTCTTGTGGCCGCGGCCGAACGGCACAAGGCTGCAGTCGACCAGATGCAGCGACTCTTCCCGCCGCCCGCCGGCGGCAGCTGATTCTGCCCGAGTGACACGGGCATGAAAGTGGAGGGCCGGGCCCGCAAAGGTCAGGCAGGACAACGGTCCGGCCCTCCCGTTTTTTTCTGCCATGGGCTCAAGTTCGGAGGGGACGGCAGCCGAAAGGGGAGATGCCGGGCGATGGTGCCCGCGAGAGAGGAAAACCCGATGGATCTGCTACGACCGCTCGACCGACTGTTCGCGCGCCTCATGGCGTGCCTCCACACCGACCCGCGCCCGCTCGAGCTGAGCGAGCCCCGCTCGGTCTACCAGGGCGGATGGGCCTCGCCGCGCCGACTGCGCCAGCCCGGCGGCTTCGCCCGCGAGCCGCGCGACCCGCTGGCCGTCCTGATCAACCGGCGGCTCGGCGGCCCGATCCGCGGGCTCGCCCTCCTGCTCGCGCTGGTCGCGCCCGCCGCGGCGTTCCCGCCGGCGAGCTCCTTCGTGGGCCCCGGCGAGAACCCCCTGCGCCAGGTCGTGCGCGCCGCGTACTACGCGGCGCACGGTGAGGCCGACACGTTCGAGGCTTGGGCCGTCCACGCCTCGACCAGCGACCGCCTCGACCTCGCGCCGACCATCGCGACGGTCGAGCAGCGGCGCCGCCTGGCCGACTACGCGCTGCACTGCCCGGCCTTCGCGCGGGCGGTGCTCGACGCGCACTACTACGCCGACTGATCTGCCCATGGGGCGGGCAGTTCGTGCCCGCCCCGATTTCCGATCCCCACAGCTCAAGTTCGAGGCCCCCTTCTGCCGATAGATGGGGTGTGAGGAACACCATGAAGACCACGAAGAAGACCGAGACGATCGCAGACCTGATGGCCCAGTTCGACGCCCGCCAGGTGACCCTGAGCGAGCGCCGCCACGCCGCATTCCGCAGCGCCCAGCAGCGCACCCAGCGCGCGCAGGGCCTCTCGACGGCCCTGAAGCTCGGGCTGGGCCTCGGCGCCCTCCTGGTAGCCCTGGTGGTGGCGCTGTGAGCCTCCCCGCGGTCGACGAGGCCCGGTGCCCGCAGTGCCGTCAGGTGCTCGTCCCGAGCGACTGGAGCGAGGAGGCCGGCGAGCCGGTATTCCAGTGCCAGACGGTCAGCTGCCCCACCGCCGGCGCGGGCGGCTGCTCGCTCGTGCTCTTCCAGATCGTCGAGCACTACCAGCCGGCGCGCAGCGAGGACCCGTGCGACTCGATCGCCGAGGAAGCGATCCCGTACGCAACCGTCGACGTGGACGGGATCGTCACGAGCATCGCCGACGCCGAGGCCGAGGCCGCAGCGTTCCGCGCGGCATTCCCGCAGCTGCACCGACCATGATCCCGCACCCGCACACCACCGCGCTCTGCGGCATCGTCGACCGATCGCGGCTGCCCGACCACATCGCCGCGCGGCTCAAGTGGATCGCGTGGATCCACTGGAGCTCGCGCAGCGGCGCGAACTTTTTCCACCTACTTCTCGGATGACAACCATGACCGACCTTCTCGCTTTGATGTTCTCGTTTCTCGCCGGCGCCACCGCCGTACTGCTCGTCGTCGAGCTGCGCTACCGCGCAGCTGTCAGGAGGACTCGGTAATGACCGACCTTCCCCGATCCGCCATCGAGACCGTCGCTCGCATCCAGCAGCTCGCCCCCGGCGGCGATCTGCTCGGCGTCGAGCGCTCGCGTCTGCTCGACACGCTGCCATGGCAGCAAGCGCTGCCGTTTCTGCGCGCGGACTCACCGTGGACCGAGACGACGTGGGAGGCGCACCGGATACGCACCGTCGAGCAGGTGCACTACATGATCCGCGAGTACCTTCCGCACGCATGGGCGAAGGCGAACCAAGGGCGTGCATCGTCTGCACTGCGATCGATCGCGCACCTGTCCGGTCTGCTCTGGCTGCTCGGCCCGCAGTACGACGAGCTGCGCGAGCGGATCGCGCCCGACTACGAGCCGCAGACGGTGACGATCCAGGGCGAGCAGGTAACCGACATGCGCATGCGGATCCCGTTCTTCGGCAAGGCTGCGCTCGTCGCTGCCTCCGACCTGGTCGGCTTCCCGTGGCGCGACCACGACAACGGCGAGTGGATCGAAGACGATGGGGAGGTGCTGAGCGCCGGCGACGCGCTCGCGAGCATGTGAGCAGGCAAAGGAAACCCAGGATGACGCCGCTCGTCGCCGGCGAGGTAGGGGGTCGGGGGTCGCCGCAGGGCGGTCTACGGTCCCCCGAAGACGCGCGGTAGATTCCTGGGAGAAGGGGCCGCCGGTTCATCGGCCCCTGGGTGTGGCCCCGAAGCGTGGGGGTGAGGACGGGTGGGAGGGATCCCCCCCCGTCGCCCGCGCCTCGGGGTCGCGCTTTTTCGTGACTTGGCTTTTTTTTGCGGCGCGTGGTAGGCTTCAGAGAACCGCGGGGAGAAGACCCGCAAGCAACCCCGAACCCAGGAGCAGAACCCATGCAGAGCGACGATCTCGTCGCGCTCGTCGCCGAGCTGGCGCGAGCGAAGCAGGAGGAAGGAGACGCGCAAGCACGCCGGATCGCCGCCGAGGAAGCCATCATCCGTGCGACCGGCTTCGCGCTGGCCGAAGGCCAGAAAACCTACGACAGAACCAGCGCCGCCGGCACGTGCAAGGTCGTGCTGAAGCAGCCGGTCAACACGACCGTCGACAGCGAGGCGTGGCCGAAGCTGCGGCGCACGTTGCCGGCCGATCATCCCGGGCGCGCGGTGTTCCGCGCGAAGTACGAGATCATCACGAGGGACGCGCGCGAGCTACAGCAGCGCGACCCGAGCGCGTGGGCCGATGTCGCGGCGGTGGTGACGCGTAAGCCGGGCAAGGTCGGCGTCGAGATCCATCGCTTCGTCGCCACGGCACGGGAGGCTTCGTGATGGCTGTTTCCCTCTCAAACATCGCGCGCGGCGTCCTGATCAAACCGCCCAAGGTCGTGATCTACGGCGTCGGCGGCGTCGGCAAGACGAGCTGGGCCGCCGGCGCTCCCAACCCGATCTTCCTCTTCTGCGAGGAAGGCCAGGGCATGCTCGGCGTCGAACGATTCGAGCCGCGTCCCCGCGACCCGGTCCTGCGCAGCTACGTCGAGGTCTACGAGGCGCTCACGGCCCTGCGCAACGAGCCCCACGACTTCGGGACCGTCGTCCTGGACACGCTCGACGCGTTCGAGCCGTTCCTGTGGCAGCACACCGCCGCCAAGTGGCACAAGGAGACGATCGAAGACTTCGGCTACGGCAAGGGCTACGGCTACGCCGTCGACGAGGCCAACATTCTCCTGCAGTGGCTCGACGCACTGCGCAACGAACGCAACATGGCGATCGTGCTCATCTCGCACTGCGAGACGGTGAAATTCGAGGACCCAGAGTCAGCGAGCTACGACCGGTACGACCTGCGGCTGCACAAGCGCCTCGCCGCGACCGTCGACCATTGGGCCGACTGCGTTCTGTTCGCCAACTACCGACAGCACGTCGTCAGAGACGACGAGGGATTCAACCGCGAGCGTGCGCGCGCGGTCGGCGTCGGCGAGCGCGTGCTGTACACCGAGCGGCGCCCGACCTTCCGCGCGAAGAACCGCTACGGTCTGCCACCCGAGATCCCGCTGTCCTGGCAAGCATTCCAGGACGGCATCGTCGTCCCGACGACACCCCAACCAGAACCCCAACCCCAACCGAAAACCAAAACGAAAAAGGAGTCCTGAACATGGTCAAGCTAGGCGGAACGTACGACAGCTCGCAGCACCAGCCCCACGAAGCGTTCGATCCCCTGCCGAGCGGGTGGTACGCGATGACGATCACCAGCACCGAGGTGCGGCGCACCAAGGACGGGCGCGGTCAGTACCTGTGGATCGAGCACGAGATCGACGAGCGGCGCCACCCCGAGCGCAAGGGCCGCAAGGTCTGGAACCGGCTCAACCTCTGGCACGACAACCCGCAGACGGTGCAGATCGCCAACGGCCAGCTCTCGAAGATCTGCCGGTCGGTCGGCGTGCCGGTGATCGATGACACGGAGGCGCTGCACGGCCGGCCGATCGCCGTGCGCGTGAAGCTGCGAGCCGCAGAAGGCGAGTTCGATGCGAGCAACGACGTCACCGGCTACGAATCGATCGAGGCGAAGTTCGGGCAGGGTGCGCCGGTCGGGCGCGAGGTGATGTCGCCGCCCCAAGGCATCGCCGCGCCGCCGCCGGCCCGTCAGCAAACTGCGCCGGGGGCGACGCCTGCCCCGGGTGGCGGTCCGCCGTGGCAACGGCCGCCGGGTAACACCACCGGGAGCTGATGCATGGGCAGGCCCGCGATCTGCGACACGACGCTGGAGCTCTACTGCGACCAGATCCTGCGTCGTGGCTACGGCTGGCGCGCAGAGAACCGCCAGCACAAGCTCCGGTTCCGGCTCGGCGTCGACACCGTGCCGGACGATCCGCAACCGTGCCCTGCACCGGGATGCTCAGGCACGATCCACGTGCGGTCGGGGCAACGTGCTCCGGTCGCGCCGCCACCGATCAGCACCGAGACGCCGCCGCCCAAGAAACGCCGGCGGAAGAAGGCCGAAGAACCGCCGGAGATCGAAGAACCGCCGGAGGTCGACTGACGATGGCGAAGCTGCCGCCTCCGCAGAACCGTACGGCAGCCGCGATCTACGCTTGGTACGAGGCGCGGGAGCGGCTGCCGGAGAACGACTGGCGGCGCCCACACCTCGGCGCCTCGCAGATCGGCGACGAGAACTGCCTGCGCCACCTGTGGTACTCGTTCCACTGGGCGCAGGCGCCCGGGTTCGAGGGCCGCATCTTGCGGCTCTTCGAGACCGGCCAACGCGAAGAGGAACGCGTGATCGCGAACCTGCGCGCGATCGGCATGCGCGTCGAGGCGGTCGATCCGTCGACTGGCGAGCAGTGGCGCGTCACGTTCGCAGGCGGCCACATCGGCGGCGGCAGCGATGGCGCGGTGCTCGGTGTGATCGAGGCACCAAAGACCTGGCACCTGCTCGAGGTGAAGACCAGCAACGAGCGCCGGTTCAAGGAACTCTGCAAGCTCGGCGTGCGCGAAGCGCAGCCAGGTCATTACGCGCAGATGCAGATCTACATGCTCGGGCTCGGTCTCACCCGCGCGCTCTACATCTGCGTGCACAAGGACACCGACACGATCTACACCGAACGCGTGCCCTTCGATCGCGAGTACGCCGAGGCGCTGATCCGCAAGGCGGCAACCGTCGTCGATGCGCCGCAACCGCTATCTCGGATCTCCGAGGATCCAGCTTGGCACGAGTGCAAGTTCTGCTCGCATCGACCGATCTGCCACGAGCGGCAGGTCGGCATGATCGAGCGCAACTGCCGGACGTGCACGAGTTCGGCGACGCTGCCCGATGGAACGTGGTGGTGTACTCACCACGACAAGATTCTCGGTCTCGACGAACAGCGCGCCGGCTGCGACGCGCACGTGTTCGTCCCAGGATTGCTGCCGTGGGACATCGTCGACGCCGACGATGACGATCGGTCCGTGACCTACCAGACCGAGACCGGGAGCCGCGTTACCGACCAGGCGAAAGAGCTGCGATTCCATGGCTAACGTCCGCCGCACGATCGTGATCCCCGTCCGGAAGCTGATGCCGGGATCTCGCGAGGAACTGCGGCTCTACACGATGAACGACGATCAGGTCGCGCTGTACGAATCCGTGGTTCGGGCGTTGGCCCTGGGCGGCAACCTGCCGATCACCGAGGCGGACAAGCATCTGATGCGGACGGTGCTCATGCTGTTTCGGGGCAAGGTCCCACCGGCCGGTGCGCCACCGCTGTTCCGCGACCTGCGCGCGGCGTTCCCGATCCTGACCCGCAAGGACATCGAGGCGCTACCCCGCAACGGTTGCCCGCGCGGCCGGCAGACGGCGCTCGTGTTCTCGATCTCCGTCAAGGTCGGCGACGACCAGAAGGAGATCCGTCTGGTACGCTTCGACATGAGCCCGCACCAACGCGAGGTGTTCTACCAGGCCATCGGCGAGATCGCGCGCCGCGATGGTTGCTCGCGTGACGATGCGTGGGAGTTCGTTCACAAGGTGGTCGGCCGGCTCCTGCAAGGGGCAAGCGTGGTCAACTCGCCGGGCCCGTTGCTTGTGCGTCTCGCTGAAGCGTTTGCCGGGATGGGCGACAAGCGCGCAACCTCGCTACCAGTCGCGACCGAGGACGACGTGCGGAAGTTTTTGTTCACGGAGGAACAGTGACGTGGAGATCACACCGGAAATGGCTCGCCTGCTCATGGATCAGGAACGAAGGATGGACAGCGGTGAGCAGCCCTTCGTCATGTTCCAGGGACACCGGCTAGCGTTCATGCAGGACGTGCTGAACGAGTGCGGCGTGAAGAGCGGCGAGACTATCCCTCACGCGGTTTGGATAGCTATGCTGCAGCTGACGCTTCGGAAGCTGCAGGCTCAGATCGCAGCTGAGAAGTTCTCTGAGGGGGATTGATGCCGCGCTTGCTGTGGTGGCTCTCGTTCGCCGACGAGGGTGGATTCCTCGGCGGCCTGGTGATCGACGGTCTAACGTTCGTCGATGCCCTGGAAAACGCCACGCGCCGCGGGCTCAATCCGGGCGGCGAGGTCAAGGCAGTCATGCTCGACGAGACGAAGGGCATCGCCCCCTACGTGGAGGGCCGGATCTACTCGCGCGAGGAAATCGACGCGATCGACGGCGCGGTCCTCTGGAACGAGTCGGTCGATCGGATGATCACCGGAGGCGGCGATGCCGCGCCTTGAGCTGCGCCCCTACCAAGAGGAGTGCGTGCAGGCGCACTTCACTTGGTTCGCGAACAACCCCGAGGGCAACCCGTTGTTCGTCGTACCAACCGGCGCTGGCAAGTCGCTGATCATCGCCGAGTTCGTGCGGCGATCTCTGGAAGCCTGGCCGTCATGCCGCTTCGTGGTTCCAACGCACGTGAAGGAGCTCGTGCAACAGAACTACGACGAGTTCGTTGGGCACTGGGGCGGAGGACTGTTCTGTCCGGTCGGCATCTACTCCGCCGGGCTCGGGCGCCGCGACGCGCGCGAGCGCGTGGTGTTCGCCAACATCCAGTCGATCTACGGCCGCGCGGAAGAGCTCGGGCCGTTCGATCTGGTGCTTGTCGACGAGGCACACCTGGTGCCCAAGACCGGCGAAGGTCGGTACCGCACGTACTTCGAGGCGTTGCGCGCGATCAACCCGCGCGTGCGCGTGTGCGGCTACACCGCGACCCACTACCGGCTTGACGGCGGCTACCTGCACAAGGGCGACGACGCGATGTTCACGGCAGTCGCCTACGAGGTGCGGCTCGAGGATCTGGTGCCCGAGTACCTGTGCCCGCTCGTCGCGAAGGCGCCGAAGGAAGGCCAGGTCGACCTCGCCGGAGTGCGCACCGAAGCCGGTGAGTTCAAGGCCGACGACCTCGAGGCAGCATCCCTGCCGTGCACCGAGGCGGCGGTCGACGAGGTGGTGGAGCTCGGCCAGCACCGCAAGGCTTGGCTCTTCTTCGCCACCACCATCCGCCATGCCGAGCTGGTGGTGTCCGCGCTCGCCGACCACGGCATCGAGGCGCGCGCGGTGTTCGGCGACACGCCGGCCGACGAGCGGGCGTCCGTAGTGCGCGCGTTCCGCGACGGCGACCTGCGCGCGATCGTCAACGTCGGTGTGCTGACGACCGGGTTCAATGCACCGCGGTGTGATCTGATCGCGATGCTGCGCGCGACGCAATCGGCGAGCCTGTACGTGCAGATCTGTGGCCGAGGGATGCGCAAGTTCCCCGGCAAGACCGACTGCATGCTTCTCGACTTCGGCGGCAACGTGCAGCGGCACGGCCCGATCAACAAGGTGCGGCCGCGGCCGCGCGGCGAAGGTGGCGGCGTGCTCGCGCGGCTCTGCCCGGAGTGCGACATGCTCGTCGCGCTTGGCGCGCTCGTCTGTCCGTGCGGTCACGTGTTCACGAGACCATGCCCGCTGTGTGACGAGCAGGTTCCGCTGCGCACTCGCACATGTCCGCACTGCGGCTACGAGTCGGTGCGCGAGCACGAACCGACCGCGAGCGATCTTGCGCCATGGGATCCCGGGGCGAACGAGCCGACGGTCTGTCGCGTGTCGAGCTGGAACCTGCGCCGGCACGAGAAGCCGGACCGTCCGCCGTCGGTGCGCGTCGACTATTACTGCGGGATGAAGACATACTCGGAATGGGTTTGCCCCGAGCACGGCGGCTACGCGGCCCGCAAGGCGGGGGGGTGGTGGACCGATCACGGCGGCGCAGCGCCGCTGCCATCGACGGTTGACGATCTGCTCGCGCGCGCAAAGGAAGAGATCCGCCAGCCCGCCGCCATCGAGGTAGTGTTGGATGGCGAGTACGACCGGGTGAGTCGATCGCTCTACCGAAGGGAAGCGACAACATGACCAGCAACAAGCAACCGTTCTATCACCGCGCGGTGCTGTTCACTGCCACCACCGCGGTTGACCGCGCCGATTTCATGGCAGTCCTGCGTGACGCGATCGCACGCGTGCCAGAGCGCAAGCGCCAGACCATCATCCCCGAGTCGGTCGAGGTCGAGGAGATGGACGACGCCGAGCCCGGCGATCCGTCCGACCTTCTCGAGTGAGGAACCAGCAACATGACCGATCCAAAAGATGTTCCGTTCGCCGCAGGCAGCACGCCGGCGTCTGACATGACGTACCGCGACTGGCTGCTCGGCAAGGTGGTGGCGGCGCTGACGACGGAGTGGAAGTGCGACGTCGACAACGACGACGTCTTCGGCAACGTTCCCATCGATGTCGTCGAGGCGGTGCTCAAGGCGCGCGCTGCGCGCTGGGGTCAGAATCCTGCAAAGACCGGCCTGTGAAGGTGCGGAAATGACCATCGAGCTCTCTCCCGACCAGCGCGAGGCGATCGATCGCGTCACCGCCTGGTGGCGTGGCGATCTGGATAGCCAGTGGTTCTCGCTCGCTGGACACGCTGGAACCGGGAAGACGACGATCATCTTCCACCTGCTGAAGCACCTCGGCTCCCGTGTCGTCGTCGCGGCGCCGACCGGCAAGGCAGCGCTGCGGCTACGCGAGAAGGGCGTCGACGCATCGACGATCCACCAGCTCGCCTACCACTACGCCGGCATCGACGAGGCCGGCGACATGCTGTTCGACTTCGCCGGCATCAAGCACCAGCCGACGTTGGTGATCATCGACGAGGCGTCGATGATCAACCAGGCTGTCTTCGACGACCTGCGCGGCGAAGGGTACCGGATGCTGTTCGTCGGCGACCACGGCCAGCTAGCCCCGGTCGGCGGCGACCCCGGGCTCATGCGCGAGCCCGATTTCACGCTCTCGGTGATCCACCGCCAAGACGACGAGGGGCTGCTCGACTTCGCGCACGCGCTCCGGCAGGGAGAGTGGTTGCCCGATGCGCGCGGTGCGGTCGAGAAGCGGTGGCTTGACCCTCGCGGCCATGACGCGGTGCTCGACGACGCGCTGCGCGCCGACGTAATGCTGTGCTGGCGCAACCAGACGCGGCACTGGCTCAACCGGATCGCGCTAAGCAAGTACTTCAGGATCGAAGCCGACGACAACGTGCCAGCAGTACTCACCGATCTGCGCGGCGAGGTCGTGCGCGCGGTGTGTCTGCGCAACGACTACAAGCGCGGCGTCTTCAACGGGCTCGTCGTCGATCTGCGCATCGGCGAGCTTCACGGCGACTCGCTGCTGCATGCCGAGATCGTGATCGACAGCAAGAAGTACGGCGAGAAGTCGCGCCCCGTGCTCGTCGACACGCGCGGGTTCTTCCTCGACCAGCGCGGCTACCAGCCGCCGCAAGGCCATCTGCTGTTCGACTTCGGGTACTGCCTGACCGTGCACAAGGCGCAAGGCAGCGAGTGGCCGCACGTCGCGGTCTACGACGACACCTACCGAGGGTTCGAGGACCGCGCGCGGTTCTGCTATACGGCGGCAACTCGGGCAAAGAAACGTCTGACATGGATGCACCGATGAATCACGCAAAGTACGTGATCGTGCAGGACGATCTTCTGGACGAGCTGCCGCTCGTGATACGAGACGCCGGGACCGACTGCCGATCAGTCACCAACGACGCCGAGCACGTAGTGGGCGAGCTGGTGGCGCAGGGACGGCTGCCGCCAGGGCGCCGGCTGCTCTACTACGACTCAGATGGCGAGCTGACGGAGATCATCCATGCCGGTGGCATGGCGATCGCCTTCGGATCAGCGACGGAGAAGGACCTCGATGGATAGGTTCGTGGGCTGGCAAGACGGCGAAGTTCTCGACGAGCTGGACGAGCGCGGCGAGAATCTGACGCCGTGGGAGATCGAGTTCGTCGAGTCGCTGACTCAGCGCATGAAGCGCGGTGAGGACCTGACCGAGAAGCAACGCGAGAAGCTGCACATGATCGCCGAGGAACGAGTGTCGCCGTGACCGATAACACGATCAGCGAAGGCCTGCTCGAGTACCTGCAAGCAACCGCCCCGGAGTGGGCGACGAGGCTCACCATGGAGCGAGTCACGTTCCTGCGGATAGTCTCCAACCTCAAAGAGGGCCAGCGTCTCGTCGAAGATAGATCGCGCCGCCTCGAAGCACTTCGAGCAGAGGCCGAGCACTACCTCGACCACCCGGGATGCAACCAGCGCAGCCGAATCACCGCGATGAATCGGTTGCGCTGGGCGATCGACGAATCAAGAAAGGGCCTGACATGAAGAAGAAACGCGCCACGTTGGAAGAAGCCGAGGTCGCAGCGCAGCGGTTGGCTCGCGTGCTCCGTGAGAAACTTCCCGACGGATGGCAGTTCCTGCTGTTCCTGTGCTCGCTGGGCGAAGGTGGGTACACGACCTACGTCTCGGACGTTCATCGCGATTCTGCGCTGATGCTCGTCGAGGAGTGGCTTGTGCTGATGCGCGGCGGTCGCAGTTTCACCGACACCGACGTGCGCTCTGAGTGCTGGTGTTGCGGCACGCGGACGAACCTGCGCATCATCGGTCCGAAAGGTCGCCGGCGGATGGTCGTCTGCGACTCGTGCTTGCTCCAGCAGGTGGACCGATGATGAGCGCCAAGGGATTCCTGCATCAGTCCAGTCCGACCGCGTGGCCGCGCATGACCGCCGAGCAAAAGAGCGAGGTCTTGCGCGCTATGAACTCGGTACTCGATCACGCGAACGCCGATCTGCGCGTCGGTCCCGGCGAAGCGCCGATGCTCGACTGGTTCGAGCTCGGGCTCGCGCGCGAGGTCGTGCGCATGGCGCTCGACCGATACCCTGTCGACCGATCGTGCGTGACCTGCGACTTCTACTGCGGCACGACTTGCGTGCACTGGCAAGCGGAAGTCCCTGCCGGCGCGGTCGACGCCGGTTGCGATCAGCACGCCGATTCTGGAGCGCCGTTCTGATGACGACATACCGCGTGCAGAACCCAGGAGCCGAGCACCGGTTCCTCGTCGAGGTGTGGTACAAGCCAGCATTGCGCGCCGACAGGTCGATCACCCACGTTCCCGAGGACGATGGCCTGCAGCCCGACGAGGTGCACGTGCTCGACGAGCGCTGCGATGTCGAGGACCTCATCTCGCACCTGCGCCACTCCGGCCGCTCCCACTTCCGCCGCGTCTGGGTCTTCTCGGACTGAGCAGGTTTGCCGCCCTCAACACCGGACAGATGGAGCGCCGTTCTGAAATGCCCCGCCGCCTCCGCAACCTCGCCCACCTCAAGCACAGCGCCGAGCGTGCGCTCGAGATCTTCGAGACCATGAGGGGGCCGTACGAAAGCAGACCGAACGAGGAACAGGCCGCATTGATCACCGAACTCGGTTGTCTCTGGCGCCGGCACAGTTCCGATGAACACCTCGAGACGTTTCTCAACGAGATCGTCGGTCCGGAATCGAACGGGGAACGTGTCGTGGTCATGCTCACCAACTGCATCCGGGGTTGGGACCAACTCCACAAAGACGGCCGCTTCGACCCCGACGGCGTGCTACTTCCTGGCGGCTAGCGGCCAGGCGCTGCCAGATCCCACAACCCCTTGTGGTGCTCCAAGAGCGCGACTTCGCGCTCGCAGGAATCTGACACGGTCCGCGCTGGAGAACCGAAGCCCGCTCGGGACACTGGGCATCCATGGTCTTCCTCGTCTCGGTGGTTGTTCCTTCCTGCAAGATCGGCCGATCGCTCCCCGCGCGGCGGTGAGCGCGGTTCTTGATGCGGCGATCGAACTCGCCGCCGCCGGATTCCGCGTGTTCCCCGTGTGGGGCGTGCGCGCCGACGGTAGCTGCCAGTGCCATTTCGCATCGTCGTGCGGATCGCCGGGCAAGCACCCGCACGGCCGGCTCGCGCCGCGCGGCGTGCTCGACGCGACCGACGCCGAGAGCCGCATCGCGGCGTGGTGGCGGCAGGTGCCGGCCTGCAACGTCGGGCTCGCCACCGGCGCCGGCCTTCTCGCGGTCGATGCCGACGGCGCGCCTGGCATCGCCGAGCTCGCGGCGCTCTGGCGCGAGCACGATGGTCTCCACGCTGACCATAGCGGCGCCGAGGCTCGCACCGGCGGCGGCGGGCTGCACCTGTTCTTCGCGTACGACGAGAGCCTGCACGTGCGCTGCCAGCAAGCGATGCTGCTCCCCGGTGGCGCGCGGCTGCAACACATCGACGTCCGCGGCGAGGGCGGCTACGTGGTGGCGCCGCCGTCATCGCACGCGAGCGGGAGCGCCTACCAATGGGTGCGCGACCTCGAGCACCTCGGTCCTGCACCATCGTGGCTGCTCGCGATCGTCGCTGGTGAGCCAACGCCCAGTGTCCCGGTATCCCGGGACACCACCGAAGCATCCCCACCAACCACCAGAGCACGACCGGTTCCACCACCCCCCGACGCCCTGCCTGCGGACGAAATCGAGCGCGTGCGGGCAGCGCTCGTGTGCATCCCCCCGACGATCGGGTACGGCGAGTGGTGTCTCAACGTCGGCGGCGCCCTGCACGACTGGTCGCGCGCCTCTGAGCAGGGCTTCCAACTGTTTCACGAGTGGTCGCGCCGCGCCGCAAGCACCGTTCGCCCGAACGGCGAGCGGGTCTACAAAGGCGAGGCTGACTGCCGGCTGCACTGGCGCTCGTTCTCGACGATGCACCGCGATCCGAAGACGATCGCATCACTGCACAAGCTCGCGGCCGCCTACGGTCACCGCCCCGCGCCCGTCGTCGCTGACGTCCACGAGAGCAACGGTCACCCCCTACCGATCGTCGTCGCCGCCGAGGATGCGGTCCCCTGGCGCGAGCCAGAGCCGCTCGCGCGGAACGGGTCGGAGTACGTGCAGATCGACATCGACCGCGCGTTTCCGCCAGCGCTCAGCTGGCTCTGCGACTTCGTGGTCGAGGTCGCCCGTCTGCAGCAGGTCCCCGTCGAGTTCCCTGCACTGCTCGCAATCGGCGCCGCCGCGGGCGCGTGCGGCAACGTGTTTCAGGTGCGGCTCACCGGTACCGGCTGGGTCGAGCCGGCGGCGATCTGGACCCTGTGCGCGTTCGAGTCGGGCGGCGGCAAAAGCCCGGTCTACCGCGCGATCGCTGCGCCATTCCACGAGTGGGAGACCGCGGCGCGCGCCGACGATACCGAAGCGTGGCGCAAGTGGCAGGCCGCCATCGCCGTCGCCCGCGCCGAGCACGAGCGCGCCAAGCGGCGCGCGCAGACCTCGTGGAAGAAGGCCGAGGACTCGCCGGTCCACCGCGACGAGATGAACGGCGCCGTCGCCGACACGCAGGCCCGGCTGCTCGAGGTCGAAGCGGCTGCGCCGATGATGCGCGGCGTCGTCGGATCCGACTTCACCACCGAGGCGATGGTCGAGTTCCTGGAGCGCCACGGCGGGCGTTGCCTGATCCTCGACCCCGAAGGATCGGTGTTCGGTCACGCGCTCGACGCGAGCTCGCTGGTCGGCGCGAGCCCGTGGGTGAAGGGCTTCTCGGCTGAGCCGATCCAGCAAGACCGCGTTGGCCGGGGTCGCCTTGGGCGGTTCGTCCAGCGGCCATGCCTGTCCATGGCGATCTGCACCCAGGTCTCCGAGCTGCGCATGCTCGCCGACGACCAGGCGCGGCAGAAGGGCTTCGCGTGGCGGTTCCTGCCCGCGGTGTTCCACCGCGCGCTGCCCGAGCGCGCGCTCGTGCGCGGCACCGTGCCCGAGCATCTCGCCGGACGTTGGGCGGCGGCGATCCAGGGGCTGCTCGAGCTGCCGATCCCGAGTTCGCCAGCGACTGTCGAGCTCGGCATCGAGAACGTCGCGCGGCTCGAGGCGTGGCTGCAGAGCTGGCTCGACCGCGCCCGGCTCGACCCCGCGGGCGAGGCGGAGCGCGTGGTGGGCTGGGGCGGCAGCTCGGCGCCGAAGATCCACTCCTACGCGCTCCGCCTCGCCATGCTCTTCCACGTGCTCTCGACGCCCGACCCAGCCTCGCGCGCGCCGTCGGCCGACGTGCTCGACGCGGTGCTCGGCGCGTGGATGCCGTACCTGGTCGAGGCAGTCGAGCGCACGATGGGGCTCGCCCAGGACGATCCCGACCTGCGCGTCGCGCGGCGCGTGCTCGAGTGGATCGCCCGCCGCGGCGCGCCGCCGGAGTTCAGCCGCCCCGCGGTGTTCCGCGACCTGCGCTCGGGATCAGGTATCGAGCAGGTCGCGCGGCTGAACGGCCTCAACTCGGCGCTGACGCTGCTCACCGACGCCGGCTGGATCCAGCCCGCGGACAAGCTGCGGCCCCGTGGCGCCGGCACCGCGCCGGCGGCGTCCCGGTACCTGGTCCACCCCGACTTCGTCGCGCACTACGCCCGGCGGTAGTCCCGCTTCGGGACGAGCAAAAAAGCCAACCCGCAGGCTCAAGGTTCGGGGGTAGTCTGCCGATAGATCACCTACCGGGGGATGGGCCCCGGAGGGAGAGCTTGAGAGAGAGATGGCGACCTACACGAAACTGCGGAACGGGAGCTGGGGAGTGCGCGTGGACGGTTCGGTCACGGTCGGCCAGGTCGTGACCGTCGAGAAGCGCTCGGGCGAGCAGAAGTCCGAGCGGATCGAGCGTGTCCTGTGGACCGGCGACGGGATCAGTCTGTGCGCGATCGCCGCGAGCGGGCGCCCCTCGAACACCACCTCGAGCCGGCGCAGCCGGCGCGGGACCTGGACCGGCTGCTCGTGCGGGTCGGTCGAGGAGTACGAGCGCGATGGCGACTGCGCGAGCTGCCAGCACGACCGCTATTAGGCCCGCCGCCGGGCACCGATCCCGCGCATCGCGGCCGCCTGCACGGTGGCGCGCGGGGCACACCTGGGGAGGTCCCGGGTGACCGAGAGCCGCGATCAGGAGAAACCCATGCTGATCCGATTCAACGTAGACCAGACCGCGGCGCTGCGCCTCGGCGTCAATGCGCCCACCCCGACCGTCGTGCTCGACGTCAACCCCACCGATCTGATCGAGTGCGAGCGCGAGATCCTGGCCGCCGTCGCTGTGCGCCGCACCGACGACGACCCGGCGCTCGACGCCACCCGGCTCGGGCTGCAGACCGAGCCCGAGGGCATCGTCGGCCAGCACCACTCGGTGCACCACCGCGAGCTGACCGCCTACAGCAACGGCGCGCCGACCGGGCCGCTGGTGCTGATCGGGCAGACGATCGACGACCTGCGAGCGTCGATCGCGGTGATGGACGCCGAGCGCGCGGCACGCCACCACGCCTACGTCACCGCGTGCGCGGCCAAACGCGCCGCCGCCGACGATGCGATCTACCGCGCGATCTCGGCCCGCGACACCCAGGAGATCGTCGTCGGCCTGACCCGGGCCGGCGAGGCGACGCACGACCCGGTGCGCGCCATGGCGCACTGGACGATCGAGGTGCCGTGCGTGCCCTACGCCTCGACGGACTGGGCGAGCCCCGAGGCCGTCGCCGAGCTGGCGGCCGCGGTCAAGGAGGCCGAGGCCGTGCGCCAGGCCCTGATCGACGATGAGCTGCCCTCGCTCCGCGAGGAGCTGGCGGCGAAGATCGCGGCCGACGAGCGCGCCAAGGTGGTGCGCGAGGCCGAGTACGCCGATCTGTACGCCCGGCTGCCGGCCGAGCTGCGCGAGCGGGACGCGGCCGGCTACGCAGGAACCGACGAGGTCACGAAGGCGATCCGCCGCATGCTCCGCGCCCACGCCGGCTACGGCGATGGCGCGGTCACCGGGTACACCTCCGTCTCGGCCCGCCAGCACCTCACCGACGACGAGTTCCGCGCGCTGCGCGCGATCAAGGCCGACGCGCCCGAGGGGGCAACCGTGGAGCCGATGACGGCGAAGTGGGTCGAGCAGGTCGCCTGCGACTACCACGCAGACGACGACGACGGGTACGACGAGGACTGCGCCGACTGCGGGGTCGCCGTCCTGCGCGAGCAGGCGGTCGCCCGCGTCGCCTGGAGCCGCGGCGGAGTCAGCGTCCACGCGACGAGGCCGCTCGGCTGAGAGCCCGCCGCCGGGCGGGCGGCCGCACATGCGCATTCGACCGCATTCGACCGAATTCGACCGAATTCGCAGCGGAACCGCTGCGGAACCACTGCGAAAGCATGAGAAAGCATGAGAAAGCGTGAGAAAGCGTGAGCGGTCCCAAGCGGTACCGACCGTACCGCGGACACCAAACGGACACGGCGTGTCCGCGGCGTGTCCGCGGCCTGGCAGGCCAGTCCCAAGGTGGAAGAGAAACCGGCGCAGCCGCTCAAGTCTTCCACCCCGGCGCGCCGAGAAGGGTGTCCATGAGCTGGTTCAACCGAGCACTAGAGCTGTGCGGGGATGCCGAGACCCGCGAGTACTTCCGGGCCCTCTACTGGGCTCGGGCCCACAAGACCGCGGCCGCGCGGCACTCAACCGCGCTCCGCGCCGCCGCGCTCCGCGAGGCCCTCACGACGGAGCAGGCCGACCGCGCGGCGCGGGCGCTGGACCTGCGCGATCAGAGCCGTCGGCGTTGAGCGGTCCCGACAGTCCCGCCGGGACGTTTCGGGACGCTCGGGACGTTTCGGGACCGTCCCGAAGCGGGACAACCGCGGGCCCGGTGCTCCAGGGGATCCGGTGGAATGTCGATGAAGGATCATGGAAACGATCACCGCAGCAGCCAGGATTCTCGCCGACCTCCGCCGCGTCTCGTCGTCGCCGGCAATCCTCTGGCACAACATCCCGCGCGCGAAGCGCGCCGCCGCTTTCCGGCTCCTGTCCAAGCTCGGCCTGATCGAGGTCGCCTTCGTCGCTGGCTCGACCAAGAACTGGCGACTGTCCGAACGCGGTCGGGCCGTCGGCGTCGGCGAGGAGTTCTCAGCGCTGGTCCGGTGATCCCGCATCGGGACTGCCCGGCCGGAATCCGAGCCCCGGTGCTCCAGTTTTCGCCCCCGGCCTGCCGATGAAGGAGTCGTTCCACGAGGACCGCGCAGCGCCCGCGAGAAGGCCCCTGGCTGCCCCGCAGCGGGGCCCGGAC